TTGGTCGGCTGGAAGGACGTCCAGGACGAGAACGGCACTCTGCTGGAATTTAACGAAGCCAATCTCGCCGCCGTGTTGAACGTTTTCCCGACGCGAATGACCATCGTTAAAACCTTCTTTGCTTCCATCTCCGGGGCCAAGGCAAAAAACTAGAAGGGGCCGCCGCTTGGTGGGCGGGCGGCGGACGCAGCAATGACGGATTCGACAACGCCCACATCAGCGACGAATTGGCCGAAGACATGCGCGCCTTTGGCCTGGAAGATGAAATTGCCGATGCGCCGGTCGAAGCCACGACGGAACGCGAATGCTACGAAGTACATCGCGACAATCGCACGACGCTGGAAGTATTCCTGGCGCTGTCAACGCAATGGGACGTCAATGCAGACGGCGTGCGAACAAACATCAAGTATGCGGCGTTACCCATCGTTGAACGCTACAGGCCGGACGTCAGGCGAAGGAAGTGGCCGGAAATTTTTAACGAAATTCGGATCATGGAAGCGGCGGCCCTGGAAGTGATTCGCAAGCAGTGGCAGGAACAGTTAGACAAACAGCAGCAACAATGAGGATAGAGACATGGCGCAAGTGGTGGAATTAGGTATCAAGATCAGCGTTGACGGCAACAAGGATGCTGTTGACGGTATCGACCAGGTTACCGAAGCCACTACCAGGATGGGCGCGTCGGCCCAGAACGTCGGTGCGTCAATGGCGGCAGCGCAAAAGGATTTGAGCAATGCCACCGCGCAATTGACGGTCGGCCAGCTTGCCTACCTGGACAGCTTGCGCGAGCAAGCCGCCGCCATCGGCTTGAACAAAGCGCAGTTGCTGGAAATGCGCGCCGCAGAGTTAGGCTTAACCGAAGAAGCCGCGCCGATGATTGCGCAGATCGCGGCGGCCACTGCTGCGCAAAACGGCTTGAGCATTGCGACCGCTGGCACAACACGCGAAGTCATGGTGTTGGGCCGCGAATTCGCGTCGGGCAGTTTTGATCAGATGGCAGGCAGCGCAACGGTGCTTGCAAGTCGCATGGGATTGCTGCCCGCGCTTTTTACACCGGTCGGCCTGGGCATCATGGCAATCGTTGCAGCAGTTGCTGCGTTCGGCGTTGCTGCCTATGAAGCCTCGCAAGAGCAAGAAGCCATCCGGCAAGCCCTTGACCTGACTGGCAACATGGCGGGCCTGACCGAAGACAAGATCAATACGATGGCGCAGTCGATGGGCAATATCGACAATGCTGGTGCCGGGAAGGCACGCGAGATTTTGACAGGGCTTGCCGCCAGTGGCCGCTTTACTTCTGACACCTTTGAAGCCACCGGCAAGACCGCCGTTGCGTTCGCCCAGGCTACCGGCACATCGTCGGACGCAGTCGTTAAAGAATTCGTCAAGATGAGCGACAACGTCGTCGCCTGGGCCGAAGAACACAACAAGCAGTATCACGCGATGTCTGCTAGTGACATGGACTACGTGCGCCAACTGGTTGCGCAAGGCAACGAGTCCGAAGCTATCCGCGTTGTGATGGCCGCGTTCTATGACGACTTTGCAGGACATGCAAAAAAGGTCGGCACGCTGGAAGGTGCCTGGATCAAGTTGTCCAATGCGGCCAAGAGCGCATGGGAATCGATGAAAGGCGCGGCAGGTGATGACACTGTCGGCCAGCAAATCACACGCTTGCAGGCCGATATCGACAATAGTACGAACCGTCTTAACACTACGTACAAGGGAGACACCCAAAGCACCGCCGCGCAAGCAGAAATGCAACGCTTGAAAGATGACCTTGCGCAGATGGCGCAACTGAAGGCACAAGCACGCGCTGAAGACGAAGCGGCAGCGCTCCAAGCCGAAAAGACGAAGCACGAACAAATCCAGGAACAAGGCAAGCAGGCGTGGGACAAGATCGTCCAGGCCAATCGCAGCCGCCATGAGCAGATGGTCGATGAGATCGAGGCGGTTACCGCCGCTGCGCAAAAGGCGGGTATTGGCGAAGAAGCCCTGGCCGAAGAAAAAGCCAAGATCGTTGCCAAGTATGCGGACAACAGCGCACAAGCGCAGATCGACGCGCAACAAAAAGCAGCGGAAGCATTGCGCGAGATTGCAATCAAGACCGAGGCCGACGACCTCAGCGCACAATTGAAGCGTCACCAGATCACGCAATCGCAATTCGATGCAGAGATGACCAACAATGCATTGGAAGTCAACACATCCAAACAGCAATACGAGCAAGCGATGTTGCAGGTCGCGGGCCTGGACGCCACGCAACGCCAGGCGCATCAAAACGAGTTGACGCGCCTGCAAGCGCAAGCCACCGAAATCGAGAATTCCGGCGTCAATAAATTCCTGATCGACCAGGAAGCAATCTACGATTCGATATCGAAGGCTATCGAACAAGTAGGCGCTACGCAAAACACGCAGTTGGATAACGCCATTGCCAAGCAGAAGCAACACAATGCGCTGATTGGGCAGACAGCGTCGCAGCGCGACCTGGCGTTAAAGCAGATCGAAGCGGAAAAGCTGGCCGAGTCCGAAAGCTATGCGCAATACCTGACCGAAATGATCGCCAGCAACACACTGGACGGCAATTCGCTTGCTATCGATGCGCAATTGCTGGCGGTGACGCAGCAGAAAATCGACAAGCAAAAGCAATTGATGGAACTGAAGCAGCAAGGCGCTGCGCTGGATGCTGCCGAAGAACAAAAGAAGATCGACACCCAACAATTCAAGGATGCGATCACAGCCGTCAAGCAGATGGAAACCGAGTTGACGACATCATTCGGCAATATCGGTACGGCCATCGGCAAGATGACATCGGCTTTCGTTGACTACGGCAACACCACGCACGAAATTCAGACCAAGCTAAAAGCCGAAACGGATGCGGCCAATGGTGACCAGGCAGTCATCCAGGCGGCGCAGGATAAGGCGAATCAAAATTCGGCAGCAGCACAGATCAAGCAGTACGGCGACATCGCCGCTGCTGCCGCATCTTTCTTTGATAAGAACTCCAGGGGCTACAAGCTCATGGAAGACGTGGAGAAGGCTTATCGCGTGGCCGAGATGGCATTGACAGTCGAATCATTGGCTAAGAAGCTGTTTGCCGTCAATACCGAGACAAGCGCCGTCGTCGTTGGCGAAGCGGCCAAGGCCGATGCAGCGACAGGCGGTAGCGCGATCATCGCCGCCGCTAACTGGCTGATTGGTAACTCTGCGGCTGCTGCTGGCGTTGCAAATCAATCGATGGGTGATCCCTATACCGCCTGGGCGCGCATGGCCGCTATGGCCGCTGTAATGGTCGGGCTGGGCTTTGTCGTCAAGACCGGCGGTGATAGCGCGCCCGATCCAAATTCAGCCGCGCAACAGCAGGCCGCGCAAGGCACAGGCACAAGCTACGGCGATGCGCAGAAGCAAAGCGATTCCATCGCGGCCAGCATGAAACTGCTTGTCAACAATTCCGGCGCGTTGCTGCCGCTGACCAGTCAGATGGCGACGTCGTTGCAAGCTATTGAGAACGGCATCAATGGCGTGTCCAACATCTTGCAAGGGCAGGGCATATCAGGCACCAACATGGGCATTGAAACCGGCAAGACAAGTTCTGCGACCAGTCGGGCGCTGACAACTGCTGTCGATAGCTTGACCAATGGCTTGCTTGGGAATGTCGTTGGTGGCGCGATCAATAATCTGTTGGGCGGGCTGACCAATCGCATCAGTAATTTTTTCGGGGGTAGCACTTCCAAATCGGTGATTGATAGCGGCTTGCAGTTGTCGGGGACGGTTGGGGCGCTCGCGCAGGGCCAGGGCGTTGACGACTACGCGACCGTCAACACGCACGTAGATGGCGGCTGGTTCCACGAGAGCAGCAATAGCGATTCGCAGGTGACGCAAGCAGCTTCTGCGCAAACGTCGCAACAGTTCGCATTGATATTTTCGTCGCTGGAATCGACGTTACAGGCTGCTGCAACCGCTATCGGTAGCAGTGCAACCGATGTCGGCAAAGCGGTTGCCAATATCCCTATTCAGACCAACATATCGTTGCAAGGATTGACTGGCACTGCGTTGACCACGGCGTTAAATTCCGTACTGTCTGCGACGACAGACAAGATTGTCAATTCGCTGATATCGCAAAACCTGTTGCCGAACTTGTCGCAGTTTGCGCAAGTCGGCGAAGGGTATTTAACGACCCTTGTTCGTGTCGCGACCGGCGTTGAACAAGCCAACGTCGCCATGCAAGGCTTAGGGTTGACTGCGGTCAGCTTCACCGACATCGTGAACAAGCAAGGCGACATCGCAACAGAGATTGAACGACAAACCATAGTCGCCGCGCAAACGGTGACGACCGAAACCACACAGCTATTCACACGCACCGGAGGATTGTCGCCGCAGTTGCGCCTGGTGACCAATTCCGTCGTGAGCGGTATCGGCCAGATCATTCAAGCGTTTACTGGCTCTGCCGCTGACATGGTGACGTTGTATCAAAACCTGTTGTCGATTCAAAAGGCAATGAACGACGTTGCGCTCAACGGCAATAGCCTGACTTCGGCCATGATCCAGGGCGCGGGCGGTACGTCGCAATTGAGTAGCGGCCTATCTGATTACTTGAAAGACTTCTTTTCACCCGCCGAGCAATCAGCCGCTGAAATGAAAGACTTGAACGCGCAATTTACTGCACTGGGATTGAAGATGCCAGCGACCAAGGACGGCTTTCGTCAACTGGTTGCCAGCATCGATACAAGCACGACGGGGGGACAAACGCTGGTCGGCAAACTGCTAAACCTGTCCGGCGCATTTTCGGATGCCGTTGACCATGCCAACGCATTGCAGACGGCCAGCACCGGCGCAGCCGATGCGATGAGCGCGATTACACAGCAAATGGATCAGGTTGGCACTTTGCAAAAGTCGCTTGCCGGCTCATTGCAGACCGTTGCGCAAAACGGCATCGGCTACGACATGGGCGCGCACCTTGACGACAACGTGAATACAGCGCAAACGGCCTTTGACGGCATAGCCGACGACACGTCCAGTTCGTCGCTGACTGCGCGCATCTCTGCCGCTTCGGATTTGCAGAACGCAATCATGGCGTCCTACAACTACCAATATTCGGCATTGCAGACGCAGGTGCAGGCGCAACAGCAGGCATACCAGGCAGCGCAGCAAGCCGCCAATCAGTTGTCGCAGACGTTCAAGAGCCTGGGTACTTACGCGCAGTCTTTGCTGACCAGCGAACTGTCCCCGCTGTCGAATCAGCAGAAGCTGGCAGCATCGCAACAGCAATATCAAACCACACTGGCCGCAGCGCAGAATGGGGACGCCACCGCAGCCAAGGCGTTGCAGAACGATGCAAACAACTATCTGACGCAAAGCCGTTCTTACTATGCGTCCGGTTCGCAGTACGACGCTATTTTCCAGAGCGTGCAACAGGCATTGAGTTCGCTAGGCAGCAGAGGCGATGCATCGGTGTCGTCGATTACGCAAGCCGGGTTCCAGATGTCGGCTGATTTGCAAAAGCAGTTGAACGACTTGCAAACCAAGGCGAACGACCAGCTAACCGGGATACAGGACGTCACGAAGAAATGGCAAGCCGATCTGCAAAAGCAACTGGCCGATCAGGCCACCGCTGTGGTGGCGATCCCTACGGCCCTGGCGACTATCACGGCGTCGTTGAATACGCTTGATACGCGCATCGGTGCAGCGGTTGCGGCAGCACTTGCGCAACAGGCGATCAATATCGCTGCGCAGCAAGCGGCCAACACGGCGGCGCATGCGAACACCGGCGCTAGTAACGTTTCGGCACCAGACAAGACTGGTGGCCCTGGCCCTTCGCGTCGGCCAAACATCAAGGATGCGGATGCGACGATGCAATTAGACGGCTCGCATGCTGACGGCTTGGAGCGTGTGCCATTCGACGGCTATCGCGCCGAGTTGCACGAGGGCGAAGGCGTCATCGATGCGCCAGCAATGGCGGCTATCCGTCGCTACTTTAACGCGCCTGCGCCTTCCAGGTCGGCCAGCAATGACGGTGCCACGATTGCGGCACTCAATGAACAAGTCAGGCAATTGCAGGCGTTGGTGACGCTGCATTCCGCTGGTTACCAGGCGCTACTGGCGAGACTGGATAGATCGAACTCCGCGTTAGACGGTATCAAGAAAAAAGCTGTTTTGGCAGCGGCGAAGTAAGGAACATCTTATGACCATGATTTACCTTGTGGAAGTTGATTGCGCGGTCGATGCCGTTGGCACCGTGAATACCTTGTATTTTTCATCGGGCAATTACGTGACGCAACCAACAGACACACCAGCATCGACGGCCTATCTGCCGCGTCTCACGCAACCAGGTAGCCTTACGCGCATGATGTACCAGGACGCCACGACAGGCGGCCAGTCGCAGGTTGCATACGGCACCTGCGAACTGGAAAACGTGGACGGCGAACTGGATTATGTGTTGGGCTATAGCCTGGATAAGCGCAAGCTGCGCCTGTTGGTCGGCGATCCGTCGCAGCCGTATAGCACCTTCACCGTCGCGCAACGACTGACGATGCAACAGGCTGAAATCACATACAAAAGCCTGTCTATCATCCTGCGCGACCGCCAGCTAGAGCTAGACATGCTGCTATGCCGTCACCGCTACGGCGGCACCAATGTCCTGCCAGCAGGGAAAGACGGCACCGCAGATATTGCTGGCGCTGCCGTGCCGCGCTTGTACGGCACGGCGTTAAATTTCGCGCCTATCCTGTGCAACACCAGCTTGTTGATATACCAGGTACACGACGGCGCAATCGCCACGGTTTCCAATGTCTACGATTGCGGTGTCGCATTGACCAGAGGCCCGGACTATACGTCGGCAGCAGCCGTCGAATCCATTGCGCCCGCAGCAGGGCAATATTGCGTGTATCCTGCTGGCGGCTATTTCCGCCTGGGTTCAACTCCAGCGGGGCAAATCACTTGCGATGCATCGCAAGGCGCAACCGCAGCGAATCGCACTTGCGCGCAAATCCTGCAACAGATCGCAATAGACATGGGGCTGACTGCTGCGGACATCTCAGCGGCAGACGTGGTCGCGCTAGACGCATTGAACAGCGCGGAATGTGGTGTATGGGTACAAGACGATTCGACCGGCCTGAATATCATGGACGCGGTTGCACCGAGCATCGGCGCTTATTTCGGCTTTGACCGGCTCGGCATGCTGCGCATGGGGCGTCTTGATATTCCGAGCGGTGCGCCCGTTGCAACGTTTTCCCTGGAATCGGTCAAGGACATCGACCGCGTGCGCAGCAACGACAACAACAACGGCATTCCCGCCTATAGCGTCACGCTGACCTACGCACGGAACTACACGACGCAAACCAGTGGTGTGGCCGGATCGGTGACGCCTGCGCGGGCATTGGTGATCGGCCAGCCATCGTTAAATGCGGTCGCGCAAGACTTGACGATCCCGGTCAAGTACCAATGGTCCCCAGCGATGACAAGAGACACTTTGCTGATACACCAGGCAGACGCCCAGGCGGAAAGTGCGCGGGTATTGAGCATCTTCGGGGTGGCGCGCAATTTCTATACGGTCAATGTCAAACTCGACCAGCCGACTATAGCGGCGCTTGACCTCGGTGTAGTGGTCGGCGTCCAGGTTAATCGCTTCGGCATGAATAACGGCAAGTTGGTGCGTGTGTTGGGCATCGAAGCCGACTACGCATCGAATAGCGCCACTGTGACGGTGTGGGGCTGACATGGGCAATATCATGTTGGGCTTTCCAAATCGCGTCGATACGGCAATGCTGTCCAATGGTTCATGGGTCGCGTCGCTACCGCTGACGAACTTGCAGCGCCGTTTGATTGGTCAAGTTGCGCGCACAACGGACACCGCTTTAACAAGCACGCGGATCGACATCAATCTCGGCACCAGCAAAAACACGCGCCTGGTGAATTTGACCAATCACAATCTGTCGCTCGGTGCGACCTATCGCATCACGGCTTCGCCTGATTCTGCCTATGCCACGCTTGCCTATGATTCTGGTTGGTTGCCAGTGTGGCCGCAGGTTTATCCCTATTCGTCGCTGGAATGGGAAGACGATAATTTTTGGACAGGCCAATACACGCAAGAGCAAATCGCCGGTTACACGACGTCTTTAACGCACATCCTGCCGACAAGTAAGGTCGTGCAGTATTGGCGGATCGAGTTGAACGATACGACCAACCTGGCAGGCTATGTGCAGGCCGGACGCTTGTTCATTGGCCCGGCCTGGCAACCGACCAACAACATGAGCTACAGCAATTCGCTGGCATGGGAAACCAAGACGGTCGTCGATGAAGCGATTAGCGGCGCTGAATATTTCGATGTTCGCTTGCCGTACCGCGTCGCCAAGGTGTCATTCGATTGGATGGCGACGGACGAAGCAATGACCAATGCTTTCGAGATCACGCGCCGCGCCGGTATTGATCAAGAAGTGATGTACATCCACGACCCCGACGACACAGTGCATGCATTGCGCCGTCGCTTCCTAAGCCGGATGCGGACATTGAACCCTATCGAAAATCCCTATTTCAACCAGAACAAACAAGCATTTGAATTCAAGGAACTGCTATGACACAAGTCACCGTGAACGGAAATACTTACTCGGACGATGGCACGACATCGCACGATATGCAGGCGGGCGGATTCCGTGTCAATCTGCTGAAAATGATCAGCGACCTGATGATAAACATGCTGGCAAACTTGAACACCGCTTCCAATTCGGTGACATCTGCGGCGCAGCAAGTATCGCAGGCACAACAACAGGTCACATTGGCGACGGCGCAGGCAAATGCGGCAGCAGCGAGCGCGGCAAGTGCCGCTGCCGCACCAGGTACAAACGCGACCACGACGACGCCGGTCGTCATTGCGTTGGGGCCGTTGACGATTGCGATTCAGGTCAATAAAGCATTCGTTGTCGGGTCTTTCGTCACTGTCGCATCGACGGCCACGCCTGCCAAATATGTCGGCGCGCAGATCACCGCCTACAACGCGGCAACCGGTGCGCTGACGCTCAATGCTGTTGTGATGGGCGGCAGCGGCACGTTTAACGATGGCCTAGTGGCGTTATCGCCGCCTATCCCTGCCAATATCATGTGGGCCACAAAGAACAGCGCTTATACGGCTCTAGCGGGTGATCGCATCAAGGCCGACACCTTGACCAATGGTGCATTCAACATCACGTTTCCGCCCAACCCCAACGACGGCGATCCAGTGGAAATCATGGACGTTAAATCTAACTTTTCACAGGCTAATTGCTCGTTGCTCGGTAACGGCAAAACCGTCATGGGATATACGACTTTGAACCTGAATGTACGCAACTTTCATCAGGTATTCACTTACGACGCCTCACTTGGCGATTGGAGAATTTAATGAGTGTAGGTAACGCTTCGCAGTTTCTTTCATCTCTTCCCGTTTCATCAATCATTCAGGCTGTTGGAAACATTAACGATCCATCCTGGATGCGCTGTGACAACTCGATTATCACAAGGGCTTTGTATCAGGCGTTTTCAATGGCAATGCCTGGCGTCGGTACTTTCACATCGACTTTACGCTCAACCGTAACAGGTGGCGCGCTGGGTGGGGCGGGGCAACTTCTTGCGACCAATGGCACCGCTATTGTCGGCGTGGGCGGAACCAGCGGCACTTCAGCGTTGATATATTCACTGAATAATGGCGTATCGTGGAATACCACGACGCACCCCAACTTGAATAACCCATACGGTGTGGTCTATAACGGCACCGTCTTCGTCGCCACACCACAAGGGGCAAATCCTTCGCCGATTTACGCGGCTAACCCCGCTGGGCCGTGGGCTACTGCTGGCGGTACATCCGCGCCAGTCGGTCAACTTGTTGCAAACCCATCAGGCACCGTAATTGCTGGCGGATTTAGCTGGGGCGCTCTTGCGATATCTACCAATGCGGCAAACCCTAGCTTTTCTAATATTGCTGGCATCGCTGGCGCGCCGTATTCATACGGTTCGCCGATGTTATGGACTGGAAGCCAATTCCTGCTGTTTGGCGTAACTGGAATGGGATGCGGCGGTGTGCAGTCTTCACCGACCGGCGCATCTGGAACTTGGTCATCTTCATTTGGAGCGCCTTGGGGGCAGTCAAACATTACCGGGGCTTGCAGCGATGGCGCTGGAAATGTTCTTGCTGTGATTGCGAGCAGTTCGATTGCCTGGGTATCCAACAACAGCGGCGCAAATTGGCGGCCTGTCCTGTTGCCATATCCTGCGGCTACAAATTGTAGTTACGCCAATGGGCGGTGGATCGTTCCGTGTTTCGCCGTCGAAAATGGGCAAGGACTCCAAAACGGTTCTGCTGCCATGTCGGCAGATTTAAACACCTGGTTCCTTGTCCCTGCGTTTATGACGCCTGGGGTGGCAAATCAAAGTTATGCATCGGCTACGGTGTACCTGGGCGGTAATTATGTGACTGCTACGACGGCATCGCTAGGGACTGCACAGATAGTAACTTCTACTGAAAATACGGCGCAAATGTATTTGCCAAGTTCGCGCAGAGCCTCAACGACAGCGGCGGGAGCAAACCATATTTATTCCGTCGCAAATAACCAAGAATGGGTGAAAGTTGCCTGATATGAGCTACTACTATGACAACTGCGGTCGGCCAACAACGATTGTTGACCCTACACGCGAAACAGATCAAGCGCCGCCATCCTGTCCAAGCGGCGAACAACCAATATGGGCGGGGCAGGGATGGGCTTGCCTCGTTTTTACAGCGCCTAGCGCGCTGCAAGGATTGCCCACCAGGTGCAATGCATATAAGTGGTATCGGATGTTTACGGAGGCCGAACGGACGGCAATCCTCCAATTGGCAAACACGGATGCGAGAGTTGTCGCCTTTATGCATGTTTTGGAAATGTGTATTTCGGCGGGGTATGACGTCGTTTCAACCGATCCCGACCTAATCGACGCGATGAATTACTTGCAAACCGTGCCAGCGTCTACGCCGTGTTTAACGGCAGCGCGGGCGGCACAATTGATCGCGATGATCTAACAGAAAGCGTTAAAAACGAGAGCGACGGCGACGGTGCGTCAACACCGCAGCCGCCCTCAATAAGCAGTTAAGGGCTGCGAACCAAGCAAAGACTCCCGACCGTGTACACAGCGGGCGGCAGTCTATCACACCGTTAAACAAAAGGTTCGTAATGTCAGCATCACCGATAATTCCATGGATGGGCGGCAAGCGTCGTCTTGCCGAAACCCTTATCAACCGTTTTCCAGACCATACCTGCTATGTAGAAGTATTTGCGGGCGGTGCGGCCTTATATTTTCTGCGTCATCCAGCCCAGGTGGAAGTCATAAATGACATCAATGGGGAATTAGTCAACCTGTACCGCGTCGTTAAAAACCACCTGGAAGAGTTCGTCCGGCAATTCAAATGGGCGCTTTCCAGCCGGGAGGTGTTCAGGTGGACGCAAGATACGCCGCCAGAAACGCTAACCGACATTCAACGCGCTGCAAGGTTTTTCTACCTACAGCATCACAGCTTCAGCGGCAGCGTAGAAAATCAGTATTGGAGTGCATGCTCGACACAGCCGCCAATCAATCTATTGCGCATTGAGGAAAACCTTAGCAGTGCATATCTGCGCCTGGCAGCAACTTACATCGAAAATCTTGATTGGCAGAAATGCATCAAGAAATACGACCGGCCACATACATTTTTCTATTTAGACCCGCCATATTGGGGAACGGCAGGATATGGCGTTGAATTTGGGTACGACCAGTATGTCCAGATGGCGGCTGTACTGCGGGAGATCAAAGGTAAGGCCATCGTATCCTTGAATGATCATCCAGACATCCGGGAAGCGTTCAAAGGCTTTGAAATGGATACGGTTGATATTGCTTATACCGTTGGCGGTGGAGATAAGGCAGCAGCCAGGAAGGAGTTGATTATCTACAGTTGGGATCGCAAAGCAGAGCCTGTCGGGCTGTTCTAGCGTGTGCAGAAAGCGGCGCAAATCAGTGCAAAAGCAAACGCGCCGTTACAGCGACTCACCCAAAAGTCACCCACACAAAGACAAACGGGCTAGATCGTAATGATCTAACCCGTTGATCTTAAAGCATAAAACTGGTGCGGCTGGCAGGAATCGAACCCACGACCCCTTGGTTCGTAGATTTGTTTTTGATTCTAAGTAATTGATTTTTAATGATTTTTCTTTTGCGATTTTCACCCAT